CTCGAGCACGGCCGCGCCACGCCCTGGGAGCGCATCGACCCCGAGCGCCACATCGGCATCGTCGAAGACATCGCGCTCGAGGGCACCAGGCTGATCGGCTGGGCCCGCTTCTCCGACAGCCCGCTGGCGCAGCAGATCAAGCGCGACGTGCTCCGCAAGATCCGCAAGTTCACGTCGGTGGGCGCCGTCACCGAGCCCTCGAAGATCAAGCTCGTGAAGCGCGCGCAGCAGCCCGGCGAAAAGCACGAGGTCCGCCACACGCGGTGGGCCCCGACCGAAGTGACCCTCACCAGCGTTCCGGCCAGCCCGGACACGCGAGCGATTGTCCGCACGGCCGTGGGGGAGCACCCCGCGATCGAGATCACCGCCCTCGAGACCGAGGGGAAGGAGGAACGCACGATGTCGCAGACGAAGGTGGAAACCACGAACGGCGACGGAGCTGGAGGCAGCGCGGCGCCGGCGGCGACCGTCGAGCGTTCGGCAGCCGAGCAGCTCGCGGACCGCAACAAGGAAGTGGGGCAGATCGTCACGCTGTGCCGCTCATACAACTGCCCCGACAAGGCGAGCGACTTCATCGAGCGCGGCCTCAGCGTCGACCAGGCCAAGCTCGCGATCTTCGACGGCATGGTGACGCGCGGCGGCCGCGCGCCGGCGGCCGAGAGCCTCGACGGTCTGAGCACGAAGGACCGGAAGCGCTTCCGCTACCGCCGCGCGCTGGCGATGCAGCTCGCGGTCCGTGAGGGCGGCGGCAAGATCGACGGCCTCGAGGGCGAAGTCCACCGTCACCTCGAGAAGCACATGCCGCAGGGCGTGGCGCGCGCCGGCGGCATCCTGGTGCCGCTCGACCTGCGCACCGAGGACGAGATCGAGGAGGCGCTCGAGCGCGATCTGCAGAACCCGAACCGGATCGAGCGCACCATGGACTCGAAGACGGCGGGCAAGGGCGCCGAGCTGGTGCCGCAGGTGAGCGGTCAGCTGATCGAGCTGCTGCAGGCGAACTCGGTGGCGACGCGCCTCGGCGCGCAGCTGCTGTCGGGCCTCACGGCGCCGATCACGTTCCCGCGCGAGACCGGCGCGCCGACCGTGCGCTGGAAGGGAGAGAACCCGGGCGTCGACGTCTCCGAGGACGACGCGTCCACCGGCGAGCTCGAGCTGGCGCCGAAGTCGATGATCGGCGCCGTCAAGATGTCGCGCGAGCTGATCCTCCAGACGTCCGGCCAGGCGGAGAACATGATCCGCAAGCGTCTGACGATCGGACACGATCTCGCGATCGACCGCGCGTACTTCCACGGGACCGGCGCGGGCAGCCAGCCGACCGGTCTGTACAACCTCGCCGGCGTCCTCGCCGTCGCGATGGGTTCGGTCACGCCGACCTACATCAAGATCACCGACATGATCGGCAACGTCGGCGATCAGAACGTCGAGAACGGCGCCTTCGGCTTCTTCACCACCAAGCGCCTGGCGGCTCGCCTCAAGAGCACGCTGAAGTTCTCGGCGGCGGGCTCGACCCCGATCTGGGAAGGCACGCTCGAGAACGGCACGCTCGACGGCTACAACGCCGTCGCGTCGACCCAGATCCGCAGCAACCTCGGCGCCGGCACCGACGAGCACGGCTTCGGCTACGGCGCTTTCGACCAGAGCGTGATCGGCATGTTCGGCGCGTTCGAGATCCTGCTCGACCCGCTGACCGGCGCGCTCCAGGGGCTGGTGAAGGTCCGCAGCTTCAGCTACGGCGACGTGATCTTCCAGCACCCCGAGGCCTTCTGCGTGGGGACGGCGGCCAAGCCCGCGTAACCCATCAACCGGCGAAGCCCGGGCGCGTCGGCGGGGAGGTCGGCCGCCCGGGTCTCTCGCCTCCGAGAGGAGAGCACGAGATGAAGTTCAAGGTTCTGGTGGGGCACGGCCTCGGTGGCGGCAAGTTCGTCTATCCCGACGACATCATCGAGTACGACATGGAGAACCCGCAGGAGGCCAAGCAGGCCGATTACAAGGTCGCCCGTCGCATCATCACCGCGAAGCTCGAGAAGCCGCGCGCGACGCGCACCGAGCCGGCAGCTGCGCAGACCGGCGGCGCCGCGGCCGCCACCGATACCGGCAAGCAGCTGCAGTAACGCGGCGGCATCAGCCGCCGTCCACCACCAACGGCCCGCCTCGAGCGGGCGAGGAGACACGTGATGGTTGCCAGTGTCCACGCGCTCGCCAAGGCGCTGCTGCTGAACCTGCTGCCGAGCCCGACCGCGGCCCGGACCACCAGCACCACCGGCTCGGCGGTCAACCTGCTCGACTACGAGGGCACCGCGGCGCTGGTGCTCGACTCCGCGGCGGCGACCGCGGGCACCAACCCGACGCTCGACGTCACGCTCGAGGAGTCGGACGACGGTTCGACCGCCTGGACTGCGGTGCCGGCGACGCGGTACGCCGAGGGTGCGGAGTTCGCCCAGGTCACCTCCACCGCCAGCCAGCAGGTCCGCCACCTCAACGTGTCGGACTGCAAGCAGTTCGTCCGCGAGAAGCACGTGATCGGCGGCACGTCGTCGCCGTCGTTCGTGCACTCGCTGAACCTGCTCGCGAAGAAGAAGTACAGCTGATCCGATGCCGTTCGACGCCGCCGAACTCCAGACTCCGCTCGACGAAGCGGGATCTCCCGTCACGCTCGGCTCCACGACGATCAACGCGCTCGTGGACCGACCCGGCGATGCGGTTCTGGAGGGAGGCGGCGCGGGCGGTGTCCAGAGCACCGACGTCGTGCTCACGATCGTGACGGGCACGCTGCCGGGGCTCCTGCCCGGTGCCAGCATCACCGTCGACGGTGTCGCGATGAAGGTGCGCGCCTTCGAGTCGATCGACGACGGCGCATACACCCGCATCCACTGCGCGAGCTCGCTGTGACCGTCGGCCAGCGGATCCTCGAGGCGATCGTCACCGCGCTCAGTACCTCGCGGCCGGTGGGCGTGCCCGCGGTCTCGCTGGTGCGTGCGGAGAACATCGCGCCCGTGCAGCTGCCCGACGGTGTGGTGCTGCCGGGCCCCGAAGCAAGCGCGCGTCTGCAGCCGCCGAACGGGCCGCTCAACAAGGTCCAGGCGACGGTGTTCGTCTGGTACCGCGCCGCGGGCGACGGCACCGACGGGCCGGTGAAGAAGCTCGACCCGATGAAGGCCTGGGCGATCGCAAAACTCGACGGCTCCAACCTCGGCGGTCTCGCGCTCACGTGCGAGTACGCGGGCATCAAGGACTGGGAGTTCGCGGCCAGCGAGCGCTTCTTCGGCCGCCAGGCCCTGCAGTTCGAAGTCACCTACACCCACGCCGTCGGCAACGCAGAGCTGACCGGCAGATAGGAGGCAGTCCCAATGAGCTTCCCGGCAGCGGCGGACGGCAGCAAAGTTCTGCTCGGCAAGGGCAAGGTCTTCTTCAACCGCTTCGACGCCAACGGCGTGAGCGGCGGCGAGCGCTTCCTCGGCAACTGCACCAAGCTCGAGATCTCGACCGAAGACGACGTCATCGAGCTGAAGGACAGCACCACGGCGGCGGCGGCGACGCTCGCCAAGGTGAACCGCGAGCGCAAGGTGAACGTCGCGATCAGCATGAGCGAGTTCGACAAGGAGAACCTCGGACTCGCGCTGATGGGCGACAGCAGCCCGCTGGTGCAGACGAGCGCCACCGTCACCGACGAGGCGATCAAGTCGTGCGGCGGTGACAAGTACATCCCGCTCGCGAACCGCGACCTCACCAGCGTCACCAACGTGAAGAAGGGGGCGACCACCTACGTCGCCGGCACGGACTACGAGGTGGACCTGGTGCAGGGCCGCATCTACGTGAAGGCCGGCGGCGCGATCGACCTGCTCACGCACCCGGACAGCCTCACGTGCACCTACGTGAAGGCCGCCATCACCCGGCAGCGCGTGCGCGGCGCGATCTCCGGAAAGATCGAGGGCACGCTCCGCTTCGTCGCGGATCCGACGACCGGTCCGATCTGGGACGCCGAGGTCTGGAAGCTCTCGGTCAATCCCGACGGCGTCGTGTCGCTCATCGGTGACGAGTTCGGCGAAATGTCGCTGACCGGCCAGGCGCTGAGCGACGGCATCAACCACCCGACCGAGCCGTTCTACCGCCTCATCCAGCGGTAGCCGATCTACCGGGCGCCCCTGCTGTGGGTTTCTGACGAGCAACGGGGCGCCCCCCTCTTCCACGGACCGGAGACACCATGCGATCGCATCGCCCCACTTTCGCTCTCGCGGCCGCGGCGGCCGCGCTGCTCATCCTCACCACGCCAGCGATCGCCAGCTCGAAGCGCGTCGCGCCCTGGGGGTCCGACTCCAACCCCGGGACCGCGGCCGCGCCGTGGGCGACGATCGGCAAGGCGAGCGCCGCCGCGGCCGCCGGCGAAACCGTCTACGTCGAGTCCGGGAGTTACGCGCAGTTCCCGAACCCCGCCCAGGAGCGGGTGACGTTCGTCGGCCTGCTCGACGTGCGCGGGCCCGGCGGCCGCCTCGCGCGGCCGCGGACCACGGTGCGCGGCTTCAACTGGTGGAGCGACGTCAGCGTGTGGGGCAACGGCTGCGCGCTCGAGTGGTGCACGGTCCGCGGCGGCAGCTTCAACCTCGACAACTGGGCCGGCGTCGACGACGTGAAGCTCCGCGACCTGCGCGTCGACGTTCGCAATCCCGGCTCGACCGCGTTCCTGCTGCGCTGGCAGCCCGAGGGCGACGCGCGCATCAGGCGCCTGGTCGTCGAGCGTTGCCGGTTCGTCTGCACCGTCCTGCCTGGTCAGCCGGTCGACCAGAAGGTCGTGATGATGAACCGCCTCGAGGACTGCGTCTTCGCCGACAGCTGGTGGACCCTCCGCGACTCGACTGGCCAGGATCCCGGCTCGAGCGTGCGCCAGGGCTACCTCTGCCGCGACGGACTCAAGAGGAACCGGTGGGTGCGCGACACGATCGAGGCGCTCGCGCTGGTCGGCGGCCGCGGCAACATCGGCATCGACTTCACCAGCTCGGGGAACACGATCGCCGGCGGCGGCAACATCATCGAGCAGTGCCTGATCCGCAACGAGACCGGAGCCTACACCCAGCACCAGTGGAAGATGCAGGACGGTGACCAGTTCCGTTCGAATCGCGTCGAGACCCGCACCGGGTATCGGATCTCCGGCATCGACGGCGTCGCGTTCGTTCTCGGGAATCAGTTCCATGCGCTGGGCTCGGCGCCGGCACTCATCATCGGCGGCTCGGGCAACTGGTCGGGCACGCTCTACGTGCTCTCGAACCGGCTCTCGGGCTCCAGCCCGGTCAAGCACGGCATCACCTACGAGCCCGGCGATCCTTCGGCGGTCGTGTCCGACGGGAACGGCTACATGTGCACTCGGGGCCAGGAGGTGCAGATCGCCGGCACCTGGACCAACCTCGCCACCGCGTGCGCGCGCGGGTGGGACTGCCGCTCGATCTCGATGGCGACGAAGCAGGTGATCCCTTGAGCGAGCGCATCCACCTCGGCGGCCAGGAGTTCGTGCCGATCGGGGAGAGCACGGTCGAGCACGACAACATGTTCTGGCGCCTGCAGGAAAAGTCGGGACTCCGGCTGGTCGTGCTCGAGCCGCACGAGGACGCCGAGGCATTTGCCCGGCGACTGCTTCAGCAGCTGATGGGTAACGAGGCGTTCTTCGAGCTCCTGGGCTGCCTGATCGTTCCAGCCAACAAGACGAGTCTCGACTGGACGCCCGAGATGATGCGCGAGACCGCGGAGCTGGTGAAGAAGCTCCATGCGCCGGAGGACAAGGCGCGGGTCCACAGCTTGGCGCTCTCCGTGGTGATCGATTTTTTCGCCGAAGGGCTCACCTGCTTGGAGAGTTTCCGAAGCTCTTCGCCGGCGGAGCCCAGCGGGACGACCGAGGTGGCATTGCCGGGCGGCGCTACGGAGTCTGGGAAGACCTCGTCCGTCGAATCTCCGGAAGCGACCCCGCTCGAGCCGGCGAGGTCCTGAAGTGGCCTCTGCGCGATGCGCTTCACGCGCTTCTGCAGATCCGTCAGCGCGAGGCCCTCGAGCAGTGGCGGCACGAGGAGTTGATGTGGGTGGCTGTGGCTCCGCACTCGAAGCGGAAGCGGGAGCCACCGAAGAAACCTTCGATTCTCGAATAGGGCGCTAGGCGTATCTAGTGCCGCAGTGTCTGCAGAAGTTGCCGGCTAGCCGAGGCGCACCGCATCCGCCGCAGAACCGTCGGGCAGCGGGGGAGCCAATAGGGATGAGTTCGGAGGATGAGCAGAACCGGCAGATGCTGCGCGTCGAATTGTGCCGCCACAACGAGTAGATGACTCCCGGAACGATCATGAAGAGCCAGAGGACGAGCTCGATCAAGAAGTGTCCGGGGACGTGGCGCCTAGGGACTGAAACCTGTCCACACCTGACGCAGTGCCGACGGAACTCGAATGCCGGCGGAGCGGTCGCGGCCTCACTCATAGGCCGAAAAGTCTATTCCTGAGGAGCGAATCGTGGCAACCCCCGATGTGCGCGTCAGACTCACAGCCGAAGGGGTGCAGGAAGTTGTTTCCGCTCTACGGAAAGTGCGATCGGAAGCGGAAACCGCCGGGAAGGCATCCACCCGAGCGACGTCGGGGTTCGCGACCTCGCTTGGTGGTCTACGGAGGCTCGCAGCCCAGGTTGGTGTTGCCCTCAGCGGAGCGGCGGTTCTCGCCTTCGTCCGAAATGCCACGGCCGCGGCAGACGCTACGGGACAGTTCTCAAAGAGCATCAGCCTCGCTGCAGACGATGCGGCCGCGCTGGCGCGCGCGGCGCGACTCGCAAATGTTCCCCTCGAGGACCTTCAAGGTCTGCTAGCCAACTTCGCGAAGCTAAGCGCGCGCCTGCAGTCCGGAGATACGGGAACCGTCCGGACGTTCAAGGCTATCGGCGTCGCAGCGGAGGACCTCCGGGGCAAGGGGCTCGCGGATCAAGTTCTGGTAGTGGCAAGAGCCTTCGACCTGCTGCGGGACTCGCCAAACAAGGCGGCAATCGGCCTGGAGCTCTTCGAGCGCCGAGGGCTCCGAATGCTCCCACTCCTGCGTGAGCTCAGCGCCAAGGGACTTCCTGCGATGCGGAAGGAAGTGAAGGAACTCGGGCTCGACGTCAGTGGCAAGACTCTCGAGAGCGTCAACCAAATGAACAACGCCCTCGACACCTTGGGCGCGCAGGCGGAGGCCTTCGCAGTGCGCTTCGTCGGAACGATCGCACCTTCGGTGGCGAGCGGCATCACGCAGATCTCTCGGTCGGTCGGCGCCGCGCGGCGTCCGTGGGAAGACTACGCGGCGGTCCTATTCACAATCGTGAGGCCCGTGTTGGCCACAGTGGCCACGATGCTGGACGCGGTGATCACCAACTCTGCTCTCGGTATCGATCGGGTTCTCGCACTCGGCAAGACGTCGCTCGCGGTAGCCCGGGGAGACTTCGAGGAAGCAAAGCGGATCATGGCTGAGTCGGTCCGGTTCCAGGCGGATTCGATCGAGAAACTCAAAGAACGGACGAAGTCTGCGTTCGAGAGCGAGCCGAACAGCGCTTCGCTGCCCCCTGGAGGTGCCGATCCAGACTTCGACGTGATGTTCAACGATCGCCAGGCGGTGATCAGGGCCGGCCTCGACAACGAATTGGCCCTCATTCGTGCCCAACTCCGGGCACGGGAGGAGTCTGAGCAGCGATCGTTTGAACAGGCACAGTTCGCGGCGCAGGAATTCTACGCCGAACGCATTCGCATCGTTCGCGACGCCGCCAAAGCCGAGATCGCAGTTCTTCTGAAGCGACGGGCGCTCGAAGCGTCGAACCCTGATGCACGCCGTGGTCAACAGGATGTTGCCAAGACGGACGCAGAGATTGCTCTCCGTCAGATCGAACTCGCAAAGG